CCATAGACGAATGGGGCGCCAATGTACTGAGCCGTGTGGACATCGACATCGGTAAACAGTAGGTTTAGACCCTTGACCCTCTTGCCAGCGATCAATGTGCCAGGCGTGGCCAACTCATAGTCGCCTGCCTGGTTGTCGTTTGTCGGGGTCCAGACAGTATTGTCCTCTTGGTCTGACCACTGCACTTTTCTTGGATTACCGCCAGCTCCAAGGGCAAATAAGATGCGCTCGGCAGTGACAAGCAGTGCCTTGTTGCTCGTTGGGGCATTGGTGATTGCAGCTGCGATGGTCGGTGTAGAAAAGCCGAGCTGCCACTCATAGAGCTTGCCATCGGCATTGGAGCAGGCCACCAAATACTCACCCCATGTGTCCATGGACCATGTCGTGGCCGGCGTGATCATGGAGCTGTCTGGCCGCGCCACGCCATAGGCAAAGTTTCCATAGGTCGAGTAACCATAGCCGGTCTTGACCACTGCATTGGCCTCACCCACAGTAAACCCTGTGGGGGTGATGTCTTTGAGTGTTCCAGCCTCATTCAAAGCAAACAGTTTTGAATGCGTACCAGCTGCGATCCACCGGTCTGCAGTGTTGTCGCGCCAAGTCAGCAGTCCACGGCATGATCCTGTCAGTTGGCTGGCAGACTTCTTTCGCCAGCCACCCATGGGCCGCAAAGTATTCTCATACCAGCGAACAAGGTTTGCGTCAAACCATCTGCCTGCTGCCTGATATTCAGTGCCGTTTCTGTAAATGCCTGGGGGTAATTTGAGTGGTATGTACATGGCTATGTTGTTGGTAAGTTGGACACAAAGCTCATTGTGACAATGGCTGATGGCACTGCTGGCCGTGTAGGGCTGGTGCTTGTTCCATAATGTTCAATAGAGACACCAATATCGCTCACGCGCCACATTATCTCAAGATAGTCATTAGCACTCAAGCTGGGAAAGAAGTTCATGGCCGCAATCAAGTGGCTTGGATCACCAGAAGATTTTCTGGCTGGCATCGAAAATCTGCTGTTTGAATTGTCAATGTTTGTGCCATTCTTACGAAACCAGATGTCCACATCTTGGCTGTCATTTGTCGTGTTCTTAAACTGAATGGAAAACTGACAGTTCCAAATTCCAGCATCAAGTACAGTGATTCTGCTATTGCTGGCAATTGTCACGCCATTGGAAAAGTCTGTCGTGTTGAATGTGACAGCATAGGCCGTGGTGGTGTTGGCTGCCGTTTGGTCTGTTGAATCTTGAAACGCGCCATGCGGATTATTCATAAACTTGCCGCCCCTTGGGCCAAACAAGGCGCCAAGGACTGAGATCAGTTTTCTGAAAAAATTGTTTAAGGCGCTGTTGTTCTCATTTAGATTTCGGCGCTCATACACCTCTGGCGGGTAACCCAGACTCGGTATTGATGGGACTTCTAATTGTTGCTTGACATTGGCCATGGCTAATTATGTCAGGACAGACAGCGCATGGTTGATGTGTTTAATGCGGTCGTCAAGCCCTATGAACCCGCCGTTGATTTTTTTGGTCATGGTTTTATAGTCTTGGTTATCCGCATACTGGTTGAGCTTGTGGGTGTCCCAAAACCAGCCAGCAGTCAGCGCAGCATATTGGGGCGTGGCCACCAGCTCTGGCTGCATGATCAGGTCCACGCCAAGGGCTTTGCCTGCATGGTGATAATTTGCCGAGCCAGTCAGCTGGATGCAACCCCTGCCTCTGAAACGATATCCATCACCACTGGCCTCATCTCGGTTTCCCATGCGTGAGCTGTAGACAGTATTGGCAATGGCCTTTGGATTTCGCTGGCAGGCTTGGGCCTTGGCAGCGTCAAAGCGCTTGGGCCAGAGCTTTTGCAGTGCCTCTGCCCTGTAGTTCAAATTTTCCTCAAGCACCTTGAAATTGCCACACTCATGGCCACACTGGCCAATGAATGCAGCCTGGCGCAATGGCGTTGAAATGTCAAAGCGCTGGAAAGTCTCGTTCAGCGCATCGACCCACTGTGGACCAATATGCAGCCGTGCCAGTTGTTCAGCGTTTACCATTGATTAAATCCCTCGCTTCGTTATATGCGTCAATACAGGCATTGAGCTGCGCTGTGTTCCTGTCCCCTTGGGCCACTATTTCGGCAATGGCTTGGAGGGTTGCTCGCTCGGCATCAGAAGCCGTGTCAGGCGCTCTGTCAGGTTGACTTCCTGTTTCTTTGCTATCTGGGGCGGCAGGGGTGGCAGCTGTGGGGGCTGGTACACAACTTGGGGCGCTGATGCGCACCCTGCCAGCGCGAATGGCACGATCAAGAGCAGACTGCTTTTCATTGATGACATTATTTGTCTCCTGTAGCTTGGTTGCATTTGCGTTTAATTGTTCATTGAGCTTTTGCTCTGTGGCCCTAGATTCCTCGTTTTTGCGAGCAATCTCAATCTGCATCTCTTTGTCCCTATCTTTCCAGCCAAAGTGATACCCGCCTCGGTAAGTACCAAACAAGGTTATGCACAGACCGACCAAAACCCATGGCAGCGGGATGCCAAACATTATTGCGCCTCCTGTCTGGCCGCTGCCAGCTGCACACGCTCATGGTCATCCTCAAGATGGTCCGGTGGCGTTGTGGGTGGTGGGCCAGGGGTCCAAGACTCATCCAGTGGAGGGTTGACCCATTCTGGCAATGCACCAGATGGCGCGACCCATGCATTAGGCTGGCCATAGGATGGCGCCACAGGCGCTGCAACAGGCGCAGGGGAGCTAGGAGCAGGGCTGGGTGGTGCAGGCGTTCCTAGAGCCTTTGCCGTGGCGCTCACAGCCCGTTTGCTCATCACCCCACCAATGCCGCCAACAATCAATAGGACCACGTCATTTAACATTTTTAAAAGAGCTTGGTCAATGGGCGCCATGGTCTTGATTGGCTGGGTGACAAAGATGATGCTATACAAAAACGCAACAACAATGAAACAGAGAATCAGGGTCACTGAAATGACCACAAACCCCCAGACCCTGACCTCGATCTCGTCAGGGGTTAGGTTTAGCTTCAGGTGGTGGTGGTGCAATTTGCTTCTCCAAAATAGGGGCGACCAGGTATTCGGGGCAAGTCTGGGTAAACAGACACTTTGGCTTTTGGCAATCTAGCGCGTGGAAATTATCGGGGTTTTGACACTTGTAGCGATACCGGTCTTCGCAGCCAGCCAGCATTATCAAAGTAATTGCGAGTAGATATTTCATGCGTATACATCCACAGAATTAGGTCTTGCCCATTTTTGCTGCTGAATCTGCTGCTCTTTTTGGTGGTTGAGCCTCTGCAATTCTTGCAAGTTCTTTTGGTGAATGACCCTCTGGGCCTCTTGGAGCATTTTGGCATTTGCCTGATATGGCGTGATTTTCATTTTCCAAGACCCACCTTTCCAAGCAGTAGATTGACGATCCGGTCCGACAAGTCATCCGGTAAAAATCTCAGCAGTCCAAGCAGCCACCAGATGACCAACAGATAAACAAACACCTTCAAAAACATGTCGAATTGTTTTTGGTATTCGTTCATCGGCCACACCCGCCCTTTGGACACAAGCTCATCAACTCATTTATACCAATAAAGACAAGAAGCAAAACAAAAGCCACACCGCCAATGATCATGGCTATCTCTTGCATTTCCTCTTCTTTAGCTTTGGCCTTCTTTTCCTCGGCTTTCAGTGCTGCCATCTCTTTGGCATCATCCCTGTCCATCTCTGCTTGACGGGCTTTGATTTTGTTCCAGACATCGATCTTGCCGGTCTGCATGAAGAGCATTTTCAGCTCTTCCTCAAAGGCTCTGGCCTGCTCCAGCGCCATCTCAATTTGCAGGGCCGCTCCCATGTTGGAGCCTTTTTTCTCCCTCTTGGCCTGAAGCATGGCCTTGGTCGCCTGGCTCTTGGCATCGAACATTTTCCCAATCATTGGGGCCAGCGAGCCTAATTCATTGGCCACCTTGCTGGCCTTTTTCACCATGCTGATGGCGCTTTGTAGGCCATTTAATGCTGAAATTGGATCGATGATCATTTCCTCTTCTCCCACTTGATGCAGACAACCCTTCGATTGTAGACATCACCGGTCCATGTCCACCTGGTGCATCTATATTCGGCAGCTGCTAGTAAGACCAAAGCATAGATCATGGCCAATACATAACGATGACATAAGTTGACCAAATGATGGTCGCCACCAAGATGGCCGCAGCAATGAATGCCACGGCCCAGTCTCTCATAGCCCGAAAATCTTCTTGACGAATTCGGCAGCCACGCCTGGTCCAAGCAAAACGGCCAAGATCACCGCATAAAGCAGATATTCAATCTTGGTCATGCGCCTGTCGCCATCCTTCATAGATGAGGCAATAGCACTGTAGCGCTCGGCACAGATGGCCTCATGCACTGCCAGCCTTTTGTCAACTTCTGCTTCCATGATTTATTACCAAGGCGTACCAGTAGCCTTTACAGGATTCTTCAGCAAAGCAATCTGAGCCGCCAAAGAAGCCTCTGTAGCATCCTTGTCAACAGATTCCCACACCCAATTAAGGACTGTGGCTTCTGTGAGATTTGCGTAGGGAATAGCGGGAGTGCCTTCAGCCCATGAGACTGTTGCATAGGCAGAGGCAGAGTGTTCTCCATCTACTGCTGTAGCTGTCCAATGTGCTGTAGTTACAAAGCCATCGGCTGTGTTGCGGTCAAGTTGAGAAATTTTCCAAGTGGTAGTCATGATGTTTTCCTTTTAAAGATTAGCGGCATCCAAACGTGCCTTGAGTGATTCAATGATTGCTTGTTGTTCTTGAATGGCGGCAGTTAATGCGGCAATGATTGGCCTGTCGTTCAAACCAATGTACGTTGCCTGTTTTCCGCCTGCGTCAATCATTGATTGCTCAACATACGCTTGCGGAATAACATCCCGTACATCTTGCGCAATAAAGCCCAATTGCTTTGGCACATCTTCACTATCCTCAAGCATTCGGAACAGTGTTGGCTTAAGTTGCATCACCTCAGACAAACCAACAGTGGCTGTCTCAAAATCTTTCTTTTTGTTGCGGTCAGAAAGAGCTGTATAAGCCCCTGTTGAGCTGTTAATAGATGCAATGTTAGCGGCTCCGTTAAAAATAAAGTTAGTGCCGCCAGTGTTATACCAGCCGTACCAGTTTGAATTGCTGGTTACACCACCACTTCTGTTTTCCCAGAAAATGCCAGCATTAACACCACGACACATAATCTCATTATTAACTTGCAGTGTTCCTGATGTGGCAATACCAGCCGATGTTAATGTTGTTGTGTTTACTAAAAAATTACCACTACCATCTAAACGGGCTTTTTCTGCATTACTAGTGCCAAATGCCAATGACCCAGATGTTGTGTTAATAAGAGACATTGCCGAGCCATCGTGGTATGTGTATCCTGCTGCGGCACTGTTGACTTTTAATGCTACGATTGAAGTTGAACTACCATTAACTTCAATCACGCCACGACCTGCTGCGCTATATACAGCAGTTGTTGCTCCAACCAGAAAATTACCGCTTGAGTCAAAACGGGCACGTTCTGCTGCAGCAGAGCCAAATGTCAAAGCATCAGATGAGTGGAGATACGCAAGATAACCACGATATTGTTGGTCACCAGTAGTTCCGTCAGCAAACGCAATTGTTCCTTGTGATGAAGATCCTGTGTAGATAGTTTGACCAACATCCCCAGAACCACCACCAATAACTAAAGTTCTTTGTGTAGCTAAGAAACTAGCAGGGCTTGTAGTGCCTAGACCCAAATTCCCACTAGCATCCAGAGTCATTGCCTGAGTAAAGGTAATAGTACCTCCTGCTGTTCCTGATGCGGCTCTGTTCCAAATATGCTGCCCTCCTGTAATGTTATACATAGCAGCAGCACCAGTTGCAGTGTATTGCCAACCACCTGAAACACTAGCCGCATTTGCTGTTAAGTATGTGTCAACTCCATTTGAAACTACTCCAGCACCAGTGCCGCCAATAACAATACCTTTGTAGCCACTAGTAATTGCAGATGGAGTAACTCCCAAGCCTAAATTGCCTGAGGCATTTAGAATCATTGCCTGAGTAAAACTAATGACATTTCCTGCTGTACCTGATGCGGCTTGATTCCAAAAAAATTGCCCATCGGCGTTATTTATGCCCATGCCCGTGGCAGTACCATTATTTATATATCTATTGTTTGTGCCATCGTAATATGCATTTGAATAGATGTATCCATTTACACCGCCAAGCGCCCATGCACTCAAACCACCTTGTTTAAATTGCATTGCACCTTGACCAGAAGCCCAAGCCGCAGGGGTTGATGCCAAGCCCATATTGCCAGAAGCATCCAGCCTCATGGACTCTACACCGCCTTCAGCAAAAGCAATGGTGTCAGCCGCAGGGAAGAAGATACCTGTGTTTGTGTCGCCATCATTTGTAATTGATGGTGTTGATGCAGAGCCATCTGCAAATTCAACAGTTGCAGAGCCAGTAACACTTAAAGTCCCCGCAACACTCAAAGTCTTACCAGAGCCAACATTTAGGCCAACACTTGTGCCAGTTCCTGCGGCAGCAAAGACAGCATCAACACTGTCCAAGTCGGTATTGATCTTTGTACCCCATGTGTCGGTGGATGCACCAACTTCTGGTTTGGTAAGTAATAGATTTGTGGTGGTTGTATCTGCCATTTTTTACCCCTATGCGGCTATTTGCCAAGTCTCGCTATTATCCGCAATTGCTGTCCAACTTTCACTGTTGTCACTAATTGCGGCCCATGTTTCTGATGTGTCTGTGATCGGTGTCCATGTCTCAGCATTGTCCGAAATTGCATTCCATGTCTCTGCCGTATCACTCTCTGCCACCCATTTTAGATTGCCAGCAATCGTCATAGATGACTGGCAAGTGAAATCGATGGCAGCGCTCTGTCTTCTGATTGCGCTCACGCTCATGCCAGACTCAGCTGCAATCAGCACAGACTGATTGACAATCACGCTGGTGGCCACAGTCATTGTGGCAAAGTCTTCAATCAGAATGCGAATGAGCTGGAGCCTGACGCCATTGACAGACATCGCGCTGGTATCGACCGAGGCAAATGCACCGATGGCCACTCTGGTGGCCGCAAGGCTTGCGCTAGATGTGGCCGCAAATGTTGATTTGCCTATGGCATAGCGCAAAGCGCTTGCAGACATGCTGCTGGTGCTAGATATCGTGGCCGAGGCATCGGCAACTATTTGCGCAGCAGCTGTTGCACCGCTAGACGCTGAAACCGAGAATGATGCTGTCTTGACCACATTGGCGCTGACAGTCTCTGAGCTGGAAGCAGAAACAGAAAACGCGCCTATGCAGACGCGCCTTGCATTGATTGCAGCCGTGCTGGTGGCTGCGAATG